GTCATTCTTTAGCTCGCTTAGACGCGGCTGCACAGATGGGTACGGGATCTCTAAGGCTGCTGCGATCTGTTCCGTTGTTAATGAAACCCGAACAGTGCGGAGAAAGTGCAATACCTTTTCCCGAACATTTAGCAAGTGATCCGTGTTGATTGCCAGGCGGCTCGTTTCTGTTGATTGGTATCCAATCCCGTTGCTAGTGTAGCTCATGTTATTACCTTTCGTTTCTTATGTTTTGCCTTGACCATACAAGGCGATTAGTAGGGCCTCTGCCCTGTGCTCATCCTTCTTTCGCTTCAGCTGAGAGGATAAATCTGGAAACCATTGCTGCGCCATGCGCCTTGCGCTGTCCTTATCTTTCGGAAGGTTCATCGACTTCTTCCAGACAGCCGGTCTTATCGCCGTGTAAGATTTGCCGGATAAAGCCGCAGTGGTCATTATCTGAGCATAGCCGTACCCCAGCTTGAATACTGAAACCACTCCCTGCTTGGGCATGGCTTGCTGCGCTTCGATGTAAATGTGCCGCACGTTCTCGACGCTTTCAATGATGTCGAGCAATGCCCGCACATCAACACCGCCCTCACTGTAGACAGGAAGATCATGGACTTCAGCCCACCCTTCGCTAATGAGCGCAACACCTCCGGTGCGATAGCCGCAATCAATTCCTATCGTGACGCTATTTGTAGAAGTCATTTGCCGAAACCTCTCCAAACGTGCTTTCGCTTATGATCCGCATAAACTTCGGTGATGGGATCATTTTATCTTTGTGTTCCCCCGCTAGACACCAGCGCCGCACGACCGTTGCGTGAGATGCTCCAAGCTTCTTTGCCAGCTGAACATAGCTTAGATTTTTCTTTTTTCGCCATTCATCTAATTGCATAAAATTTTCCTCTTGCATTGTCTGATAATGTTAAATACCAATAGACAGAACATGTCAATGAGGAGGTAACAACATGGGGCTAGATAATGATCTATCCTGGGCGCATCAAAAGGGTTACTATCACCACAGCAACCCAAGTACCCCAGACTATTACACTTTTTTCCAGAAGGGCGTTCTGCGCCCTGCCAGATCTCGCGCAATGAAAGTGGTGAACGGCGAGACAGAAGGTGACAAAGGGCAATCTAAGGCTATCTTAGCAGCGGGTGGTCACTACAAAGATTATCTGGGCAAAAGCCAGTACAACGATAATATCAACATGGCGAGCGGAAGGGCTGTAGAGTATTATTGCGATCTCTGCTTGCTTGAAGATGCTGCGCCAAACGAGGCATATCGTGAAGCACTAAATGTTTTGACTTCTTTGCAAACCGGCGATTGGATTGACCAGGCCAAAACAGCTGCGCAGATCGAAGGCAGACAAAAGATCCGTTTCGGTGCAGATGGCAAGGCCCCTCGCAAAAAAGACGATATGGCCGAGCGTTGCGAGTTTGAGATGGTATGCGAGAATGCGGTTGCGGGCTTGCGTGAAGCAACAGCGGGCGCGAATAAAATTGTTGGTCAGACTGAGTTGCGCGGGATATTGCCTGGTTGCCAGCTTCCGTACCTGGGCTATGGAGATTACCAAGAGGGGTCTGTAGAATTAAAGACACAGTGGGACACTGCTGTTGATACGGACGCGCCGCGCTCAAACTCTTTGCCTAAAGCAATCAAGCCGCCGCACCTTCTACAGATAGCAGGTTATTGGAACATCACTGGCAAAATTCCACGCATAGTTTATGCTAATCGGATCGGTCACGTTGTTTTCGAGGCAACGATTGATCAACTGGAATATGCACTTACAGATATTATTGCAGCGTGCATGCGCCGTGAAAAACTAATGATGGTGACAGAAAATGTTGAGCAGTTGCTAAAACTTTGCGACCCTCAATTTAAAGATAGCTTTGTTTGGCGGGATCAACATCCTGATGTCATGCGGAGCGCAAAAGTATTGGCGGGAGTATCTAAATGAACGAACTAATCACGGCCATGTCAGAGATCAACGATCTCAATCGAACGCATGGCGTTGTCCAAAGGGGCGGCAAGAAATACACAGAAGTATTTGTGAGAGTTGAAGCCTTTCGCAAAGCATTTGGAACCTCTCTAGGTATAAATACTGAGATCCTAGTGGACGATGGGACGCGCGTTGTTGTCAAAGCCACCGTTGTAAACGCGGCAGGTTTCATAATCGGAAGCGGATTTGCTGAAGAAATACGCGGCCAGGGTAACATCAATAAAACATCCGCCTTGGAGAATGGCGAAACATCTGCGATCGGTCGCGCGCTTGCTTCACTTGGATTGCATGGCGGGGCTTACGCATCAATCAATGAACTTGATGGAGTAAACCGTAAGCAGCAAGCAATGGCACAGCCAGTGCAACAGCCTGTACAACAACCGGTACAACCAACACCGCAAGCGCCGCCAATCGATAATGGACAGCAACAATACCTTGCACAAAGAATTGCCGAGCTTCAGACGATTACTGTTCGGTCTGATCTTGGTAAATGGGAAGATCATTACAGCATTGGCTTAGACCAATTCTCCCTGGAACATCCCGAACTATACCAAACCCTAAAAACTGAGTTTAATAAAAGAAAGGCGATGCTATGAGCAGACCACAATTAGGAAATAATCGACTACAGCTGCAAGGATTTATGCAAAACGGGCAGGCGGTTGATATGACAGCCTCCGCTTGGATTAATGAACCTAAGGAGCGCAAAGGCGATCCAGCTGCGCGCGCTGCGATTGAGAAGATCCATGACATTCTTCTTGAGCACCAGCTGACAATCAGCATTGCAGTTGCAGCCAAGCAAGGGGACGAGCCGCGCAACTTCCCGAAGATCGGATCTTGGAACCTGTTTGCAAATCGCAGACCTGACCAGGCTCAATCCGCACCACCGGAGCAGCAATACCAGGCTCCTCCAGCAGCCGCACCTCAGCAGCAATGGCAACCACAAGACAGCCAAAGCAATAACCCTAATTCCTGGCGCTAAAGTCCTGGCAAATATCCAGGGGCGTTGCAGTAAGCTGCGCCCTTGGGCTTCTTTAAAACGCCGCAGCTAAAGTGGCTAAACGTGAGGTAACAAATGAATTTTATTGATTGCCCCGAATGTGAGGGCGAAGGGAAAGTTTACAGCGAGTATTTTGTCCCACAAGGTTTTGACAACGATTATGGTTTTCCTAGTGAGCGTCTAGAAAGTTGCGACAATTGCAACGGAAGCGGCCAAATAAAGCCAATGGAAGACGAAGAGGATGCTTACGATTATGGGTGTTAGAATAAACGACAAAGAAATTGCGGCTTTAATTCGTTGCGCGGAAGCTGGGCTTAGTCAGGGGGAGGCAGCACAAACAACGCTACTTTCTCCAACAACTGTTCATCGTGCTTCAGTGCAATTCGGGATAAAGTTTCACACTTTTAGGGAGAATGATAATGTTAGACGAAAGCGTTATAATAAAAGCGGCAAAGCGACAAAACCGGCTGTTGAAACTGATGCTAAAGGACAGCGAGCAAAGAAGCAGGTTGAACCTAAAAATGCAAGTCGAGGAGGTCTTAGCCCTTTCGAGTTTAATGCTAAAAGGGCTAGAGCAAGAAGAGTTGTAGATGAATTAAAGAAAGCTAAAACGGCTTTTGAAAAAGAAGAAATTTTAGTTGGCTTTAATATGATTGAGCATGAAATAGAGATGGCTCGATTGGGCAAAAGGCCCCAATTGCCAATGGATCTACGAGAGTTTCAGAGCCTCAGTGCAAAAGATGAGGCCAAACAAAAAGCTATGGTTGTTGCTGAAAGGAAAAGGCAAATGATCCTTAGCCGTTTTAAAAAAGGAGAAGACTTAACTGCTGCTGACGTTGCGGCGAAGATTGATATAGACGCATGCGGGATGAGCGTCCAAACAATTAGCTCCTTTCTGGATGGTATGTCTAAACAAGGAAGGGTGTTAAGGTATCGCCTGCCTCAAGTTAAAGGTGATAGAAATTATTGGCATTACTTTTTGCCGTAAAGGAAAGCAAATGACCTACTGGGCAGCACTAATCCTGACCTATACCGTAAACAGTGGCGTGACCTCATACGAGGCCACATCAACGGTATACTTCAAAGACATGAAAACTTGCTCCGTTGCCAGCGATGTAATCTATCCCGTTATCCTTGCACAATCACGGGACAGCATGGCGAAGTGCAAGCGAACTGAACTACCATCCGATAGTATTAGACCGAGAGGAAGACCTAATAATGGATAAGATAGAACTTGCTGGATTGATTGGCTGCATGATCGGCTTCGTCTGCGGAGCCGGTCTAATGGCAGTAGTCGGTACAATATTTTAGTAATCGTGAGGCCAGCCTGGTGAAAAGTAACAAAATGCTGGTTTGGTGTAGAATCAAGTTAAAATTAAAGCTGGCCTCACAAAAATCATAACACCGAATTTAATCACTGCAACTACTTTTTCTTCTTGTTCATCATTGAAATCCTTTTGCCCTTGGCAACAGCCTGCGGCTTTGATGAAGCGCCCCAAGCTTTCAAAGACTTCAAAAGAGGCGTGTCTGTGCCATCTTTTTTCTTTGTGGGACCAGGCATTTTGCCCATGCGTTGCAGGAAGGCGGCTCGCCGCCCACTGCTGCCTGTTTTTTCTGGTGGCCGCGACATTACTTTTTCTTCTTGTTCATCATAGATGTTTTGGCGCTGTCCTTAAAGTCTTTGGAGCTAGGCGCACCAGCCGATCCAGGCTTGCGCATCTTCTCTCCACTGCCAGAAGCAATGCGTTTTTTCTTTGCGTTGATGTTTGAATATAATCCTTGCTTAGGCATCTACTATCTCCAATGCTTTTTCTAAAGTTTCGGTGTTGCGGCGTGACCATCCTTTTCCATAAATTTTGTAGTCTTTTAATTTGCGGTAAAACGCTTCACGCTCATCATAGTATTTGTGAAGCACATCGACAGGATCAAAGTCATAAACCGCCGCGACAGTCTTAGGGCCTATGGCCCCATCGGCCTTTGCCGATACTGCGCGTTGCAGGATTTTGGCTGCTTGACCTGGGCCAGCATTAACACAAAGATCCGCACAGCTTAGGTCTACCCCAGAAGGAAGATCGTCTGCTTTAATAGCATCCCAGTAGTTCTTTTTATAAAGCGGCTTCACATCATCAACCGTCAACTCACGCATCACATCTTTTGGCGCTGGCTTTTTTGTGTACTTCGCCCAGTTCCAAGATGTAACGCCAAGCATTGTGCTGCCC